TATTAGGATATAAACACGGTGTATACGTGTTTACTTCCGATAGCTGTCATCTTTGTCAAGAATATAAGAAGTCTATTGAGTATATCAATAATCATTTCTTATATTTTGTTGAAGTCACTACAGAACAGCAGAAAGAAGTCTTAGCAAAAACAATGAGACGTTCTGCTCTTCCTATGACTGCTTGTTATAAAGATAATAATCTACAATTTGTCCGTCTTGGACAATTGTTTGATTTACAAATGAAAGAAATCCTTGAATTCTTAAAGGACTTTCCAAAAGAACCTTTGACTAAACAAGAGATTTTAGAAAAAATTGAAGATGCTAAGAAGCAATGTAAATTTGCTTATTATTTGTTCACTCAGACAACAACTGAAGATGAACGTCAAAAGATTATTCAAAAATCTTTTGGTTTCCATGAAATACCCGTTGATATTGAAAGAATTAGTCCAAATTTAGATAAAAACGATAGAATAAAACAGTTAAAAGGTGAGATACCTTTCGTAAAATTAGTTATATTTAAAGATGGCAGATCAAGTGCTGTATCTGAATTTGGCCAAGCTATAATGATGGAATTTGCAAATTTAAAGTCAAATCCAAATGCCAATCAAGATACTTTTGTAGTTAGAATGATTCCAGAGGTTTTAAATGATAACAATAGTTCCAACTAAAGAACTTCCAGAAAAGCCAGACCCAAAATGCATTTATGTTCCTAACATTGAAGATGACTCAATGTGTAAGAAGCTAAATCGTGGAATTGAAACTTTCTTGAAGGAATTTCCTGATGAAGAAATTGTTTGTATTCGTCACGATGATGCAGAAGTCAGAACAAAAGCTGATGTTGTAGAATGGCAAATAAAGGAAATGACTAAAACACATGAAGTTGGTGTGGTTGGTGTAATTGGATGTGCTTGTCTTTATCCAAGTTGTACTTGGTGGAACCCAAATCGTAAAGTAAATGGTTTAGGTGCTATCAAACAAGGTGGTAGAAGACCAAAGCAAGTAAATGGTTTAACATACGTCGATAAAGATGGTAAGCCAATTATGGAAGACTATGAATACGCAATGATTGAACATTTAGGCGTAATTGATTACGCTGCAACTTGTGATGGTTGTTGCATGTTCTTCCCAAGATGGATATTTGAAGAAGGTCTTCGTTATGATGAATGGTTGCCAGACTTCCATTTTTATGATGCAGACATTTGTTGTGAAGTATTATCTAGAGGATATAAAGTTGGTATCAATACAAATATAGAAGTATTCCATAAATCTAGTGGTGAAATGCCACCTCAATTTAATAAGTTAAGAGAAAATTTCTATAATAAATGGAATAATCGTATTGACCAATGGCCAATTTCTAGATTGACTAAGTTTAAGAGGATTGCAAATGGCCGCATTATTTGATGTATTAAAAGCATTTACAACAAAGCAATATCCAACATGGAATGAATTGCCACCTGAATTAAAAGAAGGTTATAGTCAATTCATGATAAATAGATTTCTATCATGTAAGGAATATCTATTACCATTGTTAGATGATTTATCTTGTAAACGTTTAACTGATGAAATGCATTATAACATTCTTATAAATGCAGTTAGACAAGGATATACGTTCTTCAATTATAATGCATATAAGAAAGAACCTGAAGATGATTTATTATTGAATGCAATAATGAAGGAATATGAGGTTGGATTGCGTGAAGCAAGAATGTATGCAAATGATTTGACAGAAGTTCAGAAAAATAAATTAAAGGAAAAGTGGGAAGATTATTATAAATATGTTATAAACACTTAGTAAAAAGGGTATAACATGTTATTGACTGAAGCACTTGAACTTTTAGAAAAGAATGGATACGAAGTATCTGATAATGCAACTGAAAAACAAAGAGAACGTTTAGCAAAAGATATTAGAGAGCAAATTGTTCCTGCAATGATGGAAATAATCTTTAAGCGTTCTTTTGGAGAAGAAGAATTCAAACATAAGATTATGGAATGTTATTTGCCAGTTGCAAAAATAATGGCAGATAAAAATTTGACAAAAGAACAGAAAGCTGAAGCAATCTTAGATAATTGGATGTAAAATGAAAGTATTATTATTCGTATTATTGTTTAGTTTTTATGCATTCGCTTTTAATTTGCATATTGATGTATGTAAAGATGTAGATAAAATTTGTTATGAATATGATTTTAAAGATGTTAGAGATTGGCATTGGATAAATAATAAGCAATATTTAAGGGTTTTATTCTACGATAAAAGAGAATTGGATATGAACCTTGGAAATTATAAGATTGTAAACATTAAGAAACGTAAATAAAAGTTTACATATTTCTATAGGGATGGGAGGAAATATGGGGAAAGACAGCTGAATAAGCTGTCTTTTTTTGCGCCCAGATGCATTCTGGGGCATTTTTTATGCCCAAGGATGGTACTTATACGGGTAGGGCCTTCCAGGATGCCCAGAAACGCTCTATTTTAATGTAAATTATAGTTTACATAACAAAAAAGAATGACAAAAACTGTCATTCTTCTATTGGTTGAAACGTGTCCGGTAAATGGACCAATATTTGGAATTATGCTAAAGAATTATAGAATACGATAATTGCGGCACAAAGATTTAATGTAGAATAGTCTCTTGAAGTATAATTCTTAATATACTTGTTAAATGCTCTTGGAGAACATTTAGAAGAGTCATTTACAATTGACTCAGGTCTATCTACAGAACCGTCTTTTGCTTCTACTGTTTTAATGATTTGTTCGCATGCACCATGAACTTGGTTTTCCCAAGATTTGATTTGATCTTCCATATCACCAATCTTTTTAGTCTGGTCACAATTATCATTATAAGCAGTAGAAATAGCTTGAATGACGTTTTGTGCAATAGTGACTTGTGGTTTAATTGCATCTCTAATTAAAGTCTTCTTAGTCTGTGTATTTTCTTCATCTTCGTTAATGAAATCAATACATGGCTTCTGAATCTTCAATTGATAGTCATTGTAATTAACGTCTAAATTTTCTATAAGTCTTTGTAAATTTGTCATAATTATCCTCTTAGATATTTATATAAATCTTCAGCTAGTTCGTTTGAGAAGCTTTCCGTCTTTTCTTCCGCTTTTGCTGGAACTTTAGATGAAACGTCTTGGCCAATTGCTTTTGTATCTCCAGAGTTAGTTTCGGTTCCTTTATCTTGTGTTTCTTCTTGATTAGTTTCTTCTTTCTTTTCTTCATTATTTTGGTTCTTTTGGAATATTCCATAAATGACTAATAAAATATAGAATGGATCAGATTTAATTTTTTCATCATTTAATGGTTTTAAGTCATCTGCATTCTTTTGCTTGAATTCTTCACTAGACATTAAATTCTTATATAATTCATTGACTTTATTTGCCCAATCATTATATTGTTTAATGAAATCATCAACTTTCTTTTCTTTAGCATTATCAACTAATTGTACAGAATTACCGCATAATTCTTCAACAGATTTATTAATTTCTTCAAAATTAAGACCATTATTTTCTTCTTCATTTAAGTTAAGAACTATATCTTTAATTTCATCCATTAGACTTTCTTTAGTAATAGCTTTAACTTCTTGACCAAGAGCTTGCATATCTTGAGATACAAACTTCTTAAAGAAGAATACTTTTGGAATAAAATACTTAAAGATATTTTCAAATTTTTGTGATATTACTTCATAAGCTTTCTTTAATTTATCATTTTGTTCAATAGTCTTAGTAATAGTTGCTATTTGTTCTTGTGATGTTTTAATGAAAGCTAAAGCATTTTGTGGTTCTTTAACTTTATCATCTACAGCTTGAATTTCTTTATTAACAGTAACTACTTGTTGTGTTAACTGTTGTGGAACTTCTTCTGATGCATCTTCTTTCTTTTCATGACCAATTGCTAATAGAACTGGGTCATTTACAATTTCAACTACATTAGAAATCTGTTTTACTGCTCCACCAAATTCTTGACGTAAATCTTCAATATTACCAATTTCTACGTCAGAGAATTCTGGAATATCAGTTAAATTACTGATTGCATCAAACAATAGCTTAGATTTATCAAATAATTCACCAGCAGTAATTGTATTAGTTATCATTTCATCATAACTTAACATTCTTGCATTATTTGATTTTGAATTGAATAAACCTAATAACTTAGCAAATGTTTCAGATACAACCTTCTGATTTTTATCAGTTAACTTTTCAGCAACCTTAATCATTCCTTCAGATGCTTTACCAATAGAACCGTCAGAATATCCTTTATCTAATGCACCAAAACCAAAATCAATACCTAAATTGAAATTGAATTTTGTATTTCTCCAATCAATCTTTTCTTCTTTAGGTTTTTCTTGTTTTTGTTCTTGATTCTTTTCATTATCTTTTTTAGCATCATCTGCAGCATCTTGAACTGCATCTACAGTTTCTGTATTTGCTTTATCGTCATCTGGACCTTCAACAATCATTGGATTGTTATAAACAGGTTTATAACTTGCAGCTTGCTGTGGTGCTTCTTCCTGTTTTTCTTCAGTATTTTCTGCAGGTTTTTCTTCATCAATTTTCTTTAATTCATCCATTGCAGTCTGATAACCTAACTTAACATTAGCTAGATTATTCTTGGTATTATTCATATAATCTTTTGTAGACTGATTAATACTGAATTTACCATCTTTTTCAACTACAAGAGGTTTATCCTTTAATTGTAAGAATGCATTAGTGAAATCCTGTTCATACTTAACCAAATCTGATGCGTATGTTTGGATAATTTCATAAATTTTATCATTCTTTTTCTTTTCACCATCATTACCAATCTGCTGCATATCATTACAGAAATCTTTTTGTTTCTTATTTTCAAGATCTGTAATAATATCCTTCTGTGAAGTTCTCTTATCATTTAAGAATTCTTGCCACTTCTTTTCACCATGTTCAATAACCTTAAAGAACTTGATCAATAACTTAGCAGCGCAGTTAAAGATATTCCATTTCTGCTTATCAATAGCATCAATTGCTTTTGCTAAATCTGGGTGATTCTTAATATAAGTCATTGGACCAAAGTGACCTAAACGACCTACACGCTTTTCAACTGTATTTGTGACAGGATCTGTGAAATTATCTTCAGTATCTTTCTTTTCCTTTTCGATAATTTCCATACGACCTTTTTCGAAAGATGCTTGCAATGTTTTCTTCTTTGTTTCTACATCTCTCTTGTGTTCTTCAATAAATGGATTCATATATCTGATTTTATCTTCATCTTTCTTAAATGAATATACATTATTGAAGAATTCTTTAATGGATAGATTATCAATATCAGATGCTTCATTTAAATTAGCAATGAATTCATCTGTTGATTCATTTCTTTTGTTAATATCTTCTTTAACACCAGCTACAGCATCGATTAACATCTTAGTATCGATTTTTTCTAGCTGATTAAAATAATCTTCTTTTTCAGTCTTAAATGCATTCTTTAAACCGTATAGAACATCATCTTGAGAGATATTCTTTTTATCACCAAGTTTATAGATTACATCAATAGAATTATATGTTAAGATTTTACCTAATCTTTCGTATTCTTGTGAGGCTGTACTAAAATTCCAAGATTTATTATCTTTTCCATGCTTTTCAAGTGAATTTTTGTCTAACTTAACTGCTTGCTGGAATACTTGTTTAATATCAGAATCAGTATCATCACCAAAAATTAAATCAGCTCTTGGATCTGGAGAACCATTATCTAATGCTACTTTAAATTCTTTCTTCTTAAATTCACCTTTATCATCTTTGATATAATATGTAAATTTATCATTATTATAGCTTTTAGCAAAATCTTCAACTGGCACTACATGAGACCAGTTATCTTTATCAAAAGACTTTATTGCTTTAATAACAGCATCTTTATCTTTAGTTTCACCATTAAACCATTGTCTTACTAATTTTTCTTGGTCTTCAGTTGCTTTTTCATTTAAATAGTTCTTTACAAAATCTTGATACTTTTGTGACATATAATTTACCTCTAAGATATTTATACAATAAAAAAAGACTCTCACTAGGAGAGTCTTAAATCTTATAGGTTAATTGTTATTACTTTTCCCAAACTGCTAAACAAGAAGGATCTTGATCATCTACTTCATAGTCAATTTCGTCTAGAGTGTCAAGTGCTTCACATAGGTCAGAGTATACTTCTGAGTCTACAATGTTATCTACACTTTCGTCATAGATGAATGTGACATCTGCTTCAGATTCATCGATTAAAGTCTTCAATTGTAATTCCTTTACAATATCGAATACTTCATCAATATCTTTCTTTTTCTTCTTGTCCTTCTTCTTGTCTTTCTTCTTACCACCGCAGCAACCTGCACCACATTCATTTACCTTAGTAGATTCATCAACGTCGTCATCATCTTTATCTTCGCCGTCTTCATCATATTCTACTGGTTCAGCATCTTCATCTGAGTAGTAAATGTTTGTTTCTGGTCCCATGATTGATGGGTCTGCTACTTCAAAACCGTCAACTTCTGTTGTAGGAACATCTTCTTCTGTAGCTGGTTCTTCTGCATCTGTTTCAGTGTCAGAAATTACATTCAAATGAGCA